TNCTNNTATAATCACCACAGACAATGGAATAGAGTATGATGCTGAATTCTACTACTCGGTTATTGATGGTAAAAAAGGAAAATTACTTTATCTATTTGAATTTGCACCATCGGATGCTTTTGATGGCGGTGATGATGGTAACCCACTGGTTACCGGTGAAGGTGCACCACTTCGTATAATGTCTACTATCGTTCAGATTCTAAAAGACTTTATCGGTAAAAACCCAACAGCTGCCATTGAATACTCAGCAGGAAAGAATTTTAGCGGAGATACAAGACGTGCTAAACTTTATATGGCTTATATAAAGAGGTTACTACCTTCTAATTATAAAGTTAGACCCAAGGGAGATGATGTTCTTATTCAACCTAAATAATTAACAAATAAAACCTATTATGATAAGATTAAAAAAATTACTAAGTGAAGTTCTTCTAAATGAAGGTGGTGCATATGGGCATATGAATCACCCATTCGATACCGAAATCAATTTAACTTTTGGTCAACTTAAAGATATTGTAAATAAAGCATTAGAAGGAAACTTAGATTTAGCAAGAGAAAAAACCGATGGACAGGCATTAGCTGTAAGTTGGCGAGATGGTAGGTTAGTTGCTGCAAGAAACAAAGGACACTTAAAGAACAAAGGTCAAAACGCTTTGGATATTAATGGAGTTGCAACTAAGTTTGCTGGTAGAGGTGAATTGGAAAAAGCATATAACTTTGCTATGAATGATTTATCAAAAGCAATAAAATCACTTTCTGAAAAGCAAAGAGAGAAAATCTTCAAAGGTGGTGCATGTTTTATGAATTTGGAGGTTATCTACCCAACTTCCGTAAATGTAATACCTTATGGCCAAGCACTACTCATATTTCATGGGACTATGGAATACAACGATGATGGTATTGCCATTGGAGAAAATCAGGAAGCGGCAAGAACTCTTGCAGGAATGATTAAGCAAGTAAATGCGGATGTACAATCAGCATATACAATCCAAGGCCCTCCAATAAATCAATTACCTAAAAGTAAAAATTTATCATCTTTAAAGGGTAAATATAATTCACAAATATCAAAATTACAATCTAAGTTTAAGTTGAAGGATACTGATGGTATTGCAGATTATCATCAAGCATTTTGGATGGATTTTGTAAATAAGAAATCACCATCTAAGTTAGATAATAGAACTCTAATGGGATTAGTAAAGAGATGGGCATTCTACGATAAATCATTCAGATTAGATAAGAAGAATTTACCTGATGAAAAAACCTTAGAATGGGCAAATGGAATTGATAAGAATGACCACGCTAAAATGGCGAAAGATAACATCAGGCCATTTGAAGATATCTTCTTAGGGATTGGTGCAGATATCCTATCGTTTATGAGTTCGGTTCTTGCCGCTAACCCTGATAAGGCAGTTAGAGATATGAAGAAGAGGTTAGACCAAACTATTAAAGATGTTCGAAAAAGTGGTGATGAAAAGAAAATAGCTAAACTTAAATTAGAACTACAAAGATTGAACGCAATAGGTGGGAAGGATAAGATTGTTCCTAATGAGGGTATCGTATTTGTGTATGGTGGAAAGACTTTTAAACTAACTGGAACCTTCGCACCATTAAATCAGATACTTGGTTTATTTTACGAATAGTAAAAAACTCAATACTTATATATATGAATATATAATAGGTTATGGGAGATAGTAAAAAATTTAGTAGAAAGTTCATGCATCCAACTCGTAGAAAGTTGGCTGATATGGTACAAACTGGTGAGTATGCAAAAAATACTCAAATCGCATTTTCTGATATAAAGGAAGAAGAAACCAAACGTAAAGTTGGGGATATTTGGAATGATTCGGATGGTAACGTTTGGGAACAAAAGGATTTTGGTAAAGTAAAATCATCCAAAATGTCAAATGTAATGTCTGAGTTAAGAAAACACATTGAATCATTACATCAATGTAAAGCTGATGATTGTGATGTTAGTGGTAAATTTTCAAACTCTGATAAAAAGTTAATTTCTAAAACTGGTTATTGTGCTGGTTGTTTAGCAAAACGAGAACTTATTATAAAGCAAGATGGCTTATGGGAAGCCTATGAAGAATATAGGATATACTCAAATATGGCTGATTATGGTACTGATGTTTTAGAAAAGTGGAATCAAGCTCTTAATGAAGTTGGCAACATTCACGAATATGTAAATGATGATGGTTCCGTTGAAAAGTGGCAATCCAATGATGATGTCCAAACTTTAAAAGCTCAGATAGAAACCGATATAGAAAATGGTAAGAATGAACTTACTGAAGTTATCGTAAAACGTAATAGTGCGTATGAGAAATTAAAGCATAAGAATTATGAGTTGGTTAAGGAAATTTGATTTAAAAACTATTCTAATAATGGCACTATGTGTAGTGTTATTAATGAGAGGATGTGATGGTAATGGTACTAAAGAAATAGAAACCATTAAAGTTGATGGGAAAGATTATGAGTTACTGAAACAAACTATTGATACTGTTGTTGTAATTAAAGAAGTAAAGGTACCTACATATGTACCAAAATATATAACTAAAGTAAAGACTGTTGAAGTTGAAATTCCAATTGATGTGGATACATTAGCAATTGTAGAAAAGTATTTTTCAACATATCAAGTCAAAGATACTTTAAATCTTTCATATGAATTTCCAAATGGAGTTACTGATTCTTTAGGTAATAAGCCATCTCCAAATTTGGGATTTGGTATTATAACCGATAACATATCACAAAACTCAATCATATCCAGAGATGTAGATTGGACATTTCAAATTCCAACAATTTATAATACATCAATCGTAAAGGAATTACCAAAGACTCAATTGTATTGGGGATTAAATGGTGGATTTAATAGAGAAGATGTAATTACTAACATATCCGGTTCTTTATTACTAAAAACTAAGAAAGATAAAATATTTCAATTAGGATTGGGAGTACAAAATAATTCTAACATACAACAACTATCACCATATATTAGTGGTGGTATGTATTGGAAGTTATCATTAGGTAAGAAGAAATAATTTATGGCTAAACAATCGCTNAAAGATATAATTAAATTGGAATATCAGAAGTGTGCCTCTGACCCAATTTACTTTATGAAAAAATATTGTATGATTCAACACCCTGTTAGGGGGAAAATACAATTCCAATTATATCCATTCCAAGAAGAAACATTGGTTGACTTTAAAGACCATCGTTATAATATAATCCTTAAATCCAGACAAACTGGTATATCAACGTTAACCGCAGGGTTCTCACTTTGGAAAATGTTATTTAATCAAGACTTCAATGTTTTGGTTATTGCAACTAAGCAAGAGGTAGCTAAGAACTTAATTACTAAGATTAGGGTGATGAACCAATATCTTCCATCTTGGTTGAAATTGGAAACAGTCGAAGATAACAAACTATCCTTACGATATGCAAATGGTTCACAAGCCAAAGCTACATCTGCTGCCGGAGATGCTGGTCGTTCTGAAGCACTATCCCTTTTAGTATTTGATGAAGCAGCGTTTATTGATAAAATTGAAGAAATTTGGGTATCGGCTCAATCTACATTATCTACGGGGGGTAACGCAATTGTGTTATCAACTCCAAATGGTGTGGGTAATTGGTATCATAAAACTTGGGTAGGTGCTGAAGAAGGTAGAAACGATTTTAACACCATCAGATTACATTGGACAGTTCACCCTGAAAGAGACCAAGATTGGAGAGATGAACAAGAACGATTATTAGGACCTAAAGGAGCAGCACAGGAATGTGATTGTGATTTTGTATCTTCTGGAGATAGTGTTATAGACCCACAACTTTTACAATTCTATAAAGATACATACGTTCAAGAACCAATTGAGAAAACTGGATTCGATGGTAACCTATGGAAGTGGGAATATGCAGATTATAATAAATCGTATATAGTAACCGCCGATGTTGCGAGGGGAGATTCATCGGATTTCTCCACCGCTCACGTTATTGATGTAGTTACATCAGTTCAGGTAGCTGAATATAAAGGTAAATTGGATACAAAAGATTTCGGAAACTTCTTAGTTGCATTAGCAACTGAATATAACAACGCATTGTTAGTAATTGAAAATGCAAATATCGGTTGGG